CCGTTGATCGGTAAGCAAAGAGAAATAAATAAAAGTCATCAGATTTTAGTCCATAATGCATCATTAGGTTCTTCATTGAGATGGCTTTATGAGGAAGGATCTATAGATGAGGATCTTTGGGAAAAGTATTCTTCTGCTCCAGGAGCGTTATTACCAAAGAGAGTAGGATCGGAAGCTCCTACTCCTATTATGCCAGCTCCATTGTCTAATGCATTTTTTGGTATTGTGCAGCAAGGAAAGCAAGATATGGAATACCTAGCTGGTATCTATTCAAGTATGCAGGGCGATACGCAACAGCAACATGAGACATTTAGAGGTATGTTAGCACTGGACGAGTACGGAACTAGACGAATAAAACAGTGGATGAAGCATAGCATGGAACCAGCATTACGCCAAGTTGGCAAGATTGTCATGCAGTTTTCTCAAAGTGTTTATACTGCTAATAAAAGATTTAGAATTGTTCAGCCAAACGCTTTACAAGAAGATAAGAAGGTAGAGATCAATATACCTTTGTATAATGACATGGGTGAAGCAATAGGAAAGAGTATGGACTATGAATCTGCTAAATTTGATGTTCGAGTTGTAGCTGGATCAACATTGCCAGTGAATAGATGGGCATATCTAGCAGAGCTAAAAGAATTATTGCAATTCGGTGTAGTAGATGATATAGCAGTACTTGCAGAGACTGATATAAGAAATAAAGAACAAATAGCTCAGCGTAAGAGTCTATATGCGCAGCTTCAAAATCAAATAGGTCAGATGGAAGAAGCGATGAAAGATAAGGAAGGTACAATAGAGACTCTTGAAAGACAACTTGTTCAGGCAGGAATCAAGGGGAAGGTTATGCAGGCTGAAATGGAGATCAATAAGGTAAAAGAGCAAGAAAAAGCTAAGGCTAGTGAGCAATCTACAGAAAGTAGAGCAAAGCATACAGTTCTAAGGGATGTAATGTCCAATGAAGTAGACTTGCAAAAAGAACGAATGAACCTCGAATTACAAAAAACACGAAATAATTTGGCTAATGCCGATAATCAAGAATAAAATACACAACAACTTAGGAGAATAAGTATGGTAGCTTCTACACAAGAAACTGAAAGTAACCCTGTTAATCAAGAGTCTAAGCCTTTAAATGATGTTAATTTAGAGTCTTTGGCTGGTACAGGCTCGGAAAGTGATGCATTTTTTGAAGCGCTTGATAAAGATGTCAATGGAGGAATCCTTGACGATACCACTGAAGTAACCCAACAAGTCGCAAGTGATCCCGAACAGGCAACTCACTATGCTCAGGACAATGGCTCTAATACGTGGGACAATGATGAGAATCCTTATAAAAAACGATATTCCGACTCTAGTCGTGAAGCCGTTAAACTTAGGGAGGAGCTTAAGGACTTGGAACCATTTGTTCCTGTTCTTGAAGCTATGAAGAATGATAGTGGTCTTGTTGATCATGTTAGAGAATATTTGGTTAATGGTGGCGCTCCCGCACAATCCATACAAGAGAAATTAAATCTCGGTGAGGATTTTATGTTTGATGCGAGTGACGCTATTACTGACCCTGAATCTGATTCGGCTAAAGTAATGAATGCTCATGTTGATGGTATAGTTCAGCAAAGAGTTGGACAAATGCTTAAAAATGAGCGTCAAAATGCCCAAGTAATGCAAAGCAGAGCTAGGCAAGCTAAAGAGGAAGAAGCATTCAGGGAAAGAATGAATATGTCTGAAGATGATTTTAAGATAATGATGTCTGAAGCGAAAGGTCGCAAAATGACCATTGATGATATTTATTACCTTGTAAATCGTGATAAAGCTGCGCAGAATACTGCTAATGCTACAAAAGAAGATATGATCACCCAAATGAGGAATGTACGTAACATGCCAACAAGCGCCAGTGGAGTAAACAGTCCAGGGAAGGTAGCTAAATCTGCAGATGATGCAGTTTTTGATAAGATACTGACTCTGGATCCTGATTTAGAAAACCTGTTCGGATAGAGCTTTAGTAGTCCTATTCCGAACTTAAGAAAAGGAGTTTGGAATGCCAGAAGACATTCTATATTCATCTGGGTCAAATATTGGCACATTTGCCGATAATGCGGCCCCTGGTGCCCCTAGCGGGTACTCTGGTGGATCTCCTGTAGACACTGGTGATCTTCGTAGAAAATATGATTTTAGTGATCGTGTTTCGGAGCTCGCTGTGTCCCAGGATCCCTTTTTTCGCTTTGTAAGTAAAGTAGCGAAAAAGCCAACCGATGATCCTCAGTTCAAATATACAGAACGACGAGGTTCATGGCATAAACGTTATGCCTATCCAGCTGGATTTTCAGCTGATGACTCAACATACACATACATAGGCGCTATTTCACTTAGTACGATAGCTCTGCAAACAGCAGATACTATTTTCTACGTGAAGATGGCTGGCGACTATAAGAATACTGGAAACATTGGAAATATTTACGGTCAGACCGACGGAGAAGTAAAAATTGGTTCTGATGGTACAGAGCCTAAGTTTTTCCTAGTAGACCAATTAGTTCGCATTCCCATGTCTTCAACAGAAGGTGGGACACCTAATGACTATGTGGTAGCTAAGGTTCTTGCTGTTACTGAAAATGCAGGTTCTGGTGATAAGGATGAGAAAAGCGGTAGTGATGAGATCGCGCATACAAAGCTGAAGCTAAAAGTTGTTAAAGGTTGTTCTGCAATTTCATCTAATGCATACATCCCTAGACTAAAAGCACCAGCAGCAGCATCCAATTTTGTTGGTGTTGCTACTCATGGACTAGCAGGCGCAAGTGTAGTGAAAGATAATCACACGACTGGATCATCTGCAAAGAGCCTTGATCATGCATTCTTAGAAGATCTAAGATGCTATGTCATGGGTACAACCTTTGATAAAGGAACTGGTTATCCAGAAACCTGGAAAGATCAGCCTTTCTCAACTGGTTACGGACAAACTCAGATATGGAAGACAACCATGTCAATGACCAATACTGACAGGGCGACTAGCCTAAAGTATGAGGGCAATGAGTGGGCGCGTATCTGGAAAGAAAAGCTCATTGAGCACAAGTTCGATATTGAGCAATCATTGTTGTTTGGTTCTCAAAACTCCACTCATCGTACCACTCAAGGTGCGGTAGACTGGGTAGTGAACAATGGAAATGTGTTCTCATGGAGCACCAGCAAGGACGCAGATGGCTTCTTAGAAGATATGTCTGCATTGCTTGATCCGAGATATGCAGCTGCAAATGCAACTGTATTTTTCTGTTCAACAGCAGTCTATAACTGGTTGCATCAACTAGGTGGCTACTTTTCACAAAATGTTAATATCAATGATCAATTCCGTGCAGACCTTGCTGTAACTGGTCGCAAAAAGGTTCTTGGCCTTGATATGACAAGTATCATGACACCATTTGGTGGAATGAACGTAGCTAGAAATATCCATTTGGATGGAACAGATGTAGCAATTCTAGGTGTAAACCTAAAGAACTGTGCTTATCGTCCGCTAGTGGGTAATGGCTTGAATCGCGATACCAGCATTTATGTTGGTGTTCAAACGCTTGAAAACAGCGGTGTTGACCGTAGGGTTGATCAAATTCTTACCGAAGCTGGTATGGAATGGTCTATGCCTGAGTCTCACTCTGTTTGGAAAGCAGTATAAGGAGGTAACTAATGGCTAATCCTTTATATGGTTCAAACAAAGCAGATGCAAAACTTGATGGAATGGTAGACGCTCAAGACGCAATCGCAGATGCCGCAGCAGCTACAGCTGCTGTTGGCGATAGTGATAACACAGAGATCTTAGCTGACGTAGCAGAGTTACGCACAAAGATCAATTTAATTATCGCTGCTCTTGAAGCCGCTGGAGTCATCAAGTCGTAATAAAACTGAAGTTTGAGAGGTAATAACTCAATATAAGGTTAGGGGCCCATCTAATGGTGGGCCCCCTTTTAATAAATAAAATAAGGAAATAGTAAATGTCTGCAGTTACCACAAGGACGCTAATTGAAAAAGCATATGATATAGCTACTATAGCCGTTCCTACGGACCCGAGTGCTGACCTAAAGGAAGAGATATTTGGTTATTGGAGAGCTGGCGCTAGGGATGTGGTCAGCAGGGCTAAACAAGCTAGACCAGATCTAATATTGGGCATGGTATCTCAATCATCTGTTGCAGCAAATACAGATTATGTTTCTGTAGATGTTGATTCAGTGGATACAATACTTTCTGTTAGGCGAAATAATTATCCTTGTATGCAAATCTCTTTTAATGAATCTCAGCTTTATGATGATGCTTCATCTGGGAGTATTTTAGAATCTAGTATTTATCATCCAGTTTTTTTTGTTGATACATCAACTGCAGATTCATCTCGCGTAAGGGTTATGCCTACAAATCATACATCAATTGAAGTAGATTTAGTTGAGTTTTCAGCTATAGATGCTGTTGATATATATGCTGCTACATCTGCAAATAATTTACCAACCCTATCTGAAACACTGCTCTTGACATACTTAGCTATCAGGCTTATTGATAATGAGATTGGAAATCATATCACTGCGGGAGATTATAATGGCGCTATTGATAGTGCTAAAAATTTTATTAATAGTCTTACTCATAATTCTATAGATATAGATGTGCAGGCTAGGTTAGAAGATGATGATATAGAAACTGCATCTGTTGCAATACAAGCTGCTAAGAATGAATTAGATAGGGCAATGGGATCATTAAAAGAAGTCGAACAATTACAAGCTAGGAAAAATCAATTAATGCAGGAATATTATGGATCGTTAGGCTCTTCTGGTGGATCACAGGATAAAGAATGAGTTGGACAACACAGACTCCCAATAGCAATGATTCATGGAAAACCTTTGCACCTCATAGCAGGTCTATATGGGAAGACGCTGGTTCTTTTACTTGGGATGGATTATCTACAGATACATCACTTGATCTTTTAGATCTTACCTGGGATGGAATTAGTTGGAAAATACCATCGGAATGGAGTCTTGATAATTTTGGTAGCTCTCCAAGTTGGATCACTCAAAATATGACAAGCGATACATATACTACATCCCTTCAACCACATACAACTTGGGAGATATAATGAAATTTATGGAATTAATGCAAAGAGCTGGATTACAAAGTTTTGGCATTGCAAAATCTTATTTTAAAAGTGCTCTATTAGAAGTCGAAAGTAGATATCCTGACAAAATAGAGCAAGCTAAGACAAATTTAACTAAGGATAAAAGATATTACTCAACTCCACCGAATATGGTTAATTTGCAAGATGTTCGTGTTAAATATAAAGGAGATGATGGAGAAACAAAATACCGTTCTATCCCCAGGATAAAAATGGTAGAGGATATTGATCAAGATGGCGTCTGATAATAAATATGCATATTATTTTCGAGGCAGAGATATTGCTATAGTAGAAAATAAGGATGGTAAGTGGCAATCCCCAACAGAGACTGTTGCAGAAGGATTGATGTTTGAGTATAGTAAACTACCTAATGTTCCTACGGTTGAGAGTTCTGATTTAGATATGTCAGATACACTCGCTAATGCTATTATATACTACTTTAAAGCTATGAAAGCAGAGGAAGAGAAGGAATTACAAGAGAAAGAGTATTACTATGCATTGTTTTTAAAATGGGCTCATATGGATAGAGATAACAGAATTAAAACTGTTAGAAGAATTACACCTTTATTTTCTAGTGCCCCTAACATAAGAAATACAAAATGATTAAAAAAGCTGTTAAAAAAATAACAAAAGAAACTTTAAAAAGAATTAATCTATATTCAGAAGAAGCAGTAGCATTGATAATGGCAACTGGTAGCGCTGAAAGTGGATATAGGCACTTAGAGCAGATAAAAGGTCCTGCTTTAGGATTTTTCCAAATGGAGCCTGCAACATGTCGTGATATAATGGAGAATTACGTAGTGTATAGACCTAAGTATAAAAATGCATTAATTACTATTGGTTTTGATGAAGCAGATTTAGAATTTTGTTTATACACTAACATTGCAGTTCAAGCAGCAATGTGTAGATTGCATTACAGACGAGTTCCTAAGAGATTACCTGCAGCGGATGATCTAGAGGGTCAAGCAAGATATTGGAAAAAATGGTATAATACAGAGCTTGGTCGTGGAACCGTTGAACATTTCATTAAAGCAAATCAGGAGAAATGAATGATATGTCCTTATTGTTCTTCAATAAAAGTAGGAAAAGAAGGTACTCGAAAAACGAAAAAAGAGAATTACCAACGTTTTTCTTGTCAGAAATGTGGGAAATGGTACCAAGTACCTTTTTCTCAAGCAGAATTAAACAAAAATGGAATTGTTGAGCCAGGCAGTCTCCTTTCCTTTAAGTTCGATGGACCTATTAAAGTTCACGGTGCTACTGATGTTCATCATGGTGCAGCTGAGCATAGCTGGAGCCATTTTGACGAATTTATTGAGGAAGTGGACGCAGACCCACAAGCAAGATGGTTCTTGAATGGAGATAATATTGAACTTATACCACCGAATTATAAGATTCCTCAAAGAGGTCAATCAATGGAGCCCGATGAGCAGCATATATCATTTAGAAAGAGAATTGAGAAGATTGCAGATAAACTTCTTTTTATTCGTGGTGGTAACCATGATTTTATCAGGAGCGTTAACATTCTAGGTTTTGATGTATCTATGTTACTCGCTGATGATTTAAAAGTGCCGTATTTTAAAATGCCTGGATATACTAGAATCGATATTAATGATAAGTCTTGGTACTTAGTGAGTGGTCATGGTAAAAGTGGTGGTAAAAATGGGGATCTAGAATTAGATAAAATGGCTGCAGTTTATAGCCAAGGAGATGTTTTTTTTCTTGGACACAATCATCAGTTATATGCTAAACCTATTGACTCATTAAGAGTTGAAGGTAGCGAAGAAAAACTTCATAGGAGATGGTATTGTAGAGGAGGATCATTCTTGAATTATGCGGAATATGCTCGATATTCATTTTATCCTATGATAAGAACAGGTTGGGTTACAATGGAATTTGGACCCAAGGTAATTAAAGCATGGGCTAATTAGGAGAAAATCATGGATATAAAATCAATGCTAGTTAAACTAGCTGAAGATCAAGCTGAAAAAATGCAAGAGGAAGCTGTAAAGCATCTTGCGTCTGATGAAATGTCTGATATGATCGCTACAAAGATCAATGAAAAAATAGATATTCCATTTGTAAGCGAAGATAAGGAGCAGATATTTTTTGAAAAAATGGTTGATATCGTAACAGATATCTTAGAAGGCGTATTTAAAGGAAAATAAAATGTTATCAATATTATTAACAATAACACTTGCTAATGCAGATAGCGTAAAAATAGAAGCAACCACTCATCCTACATATAATGTAATGGCTTATAATATGGATGATGTTAAAAAGAAAAAAAAGAAGAAAGGCAAAAAGCTAGGTGAGAAGGGAAAGAAGAAAAAAAAGGGTTTCTTTTCAAAGGTATTTGGTTCGAAATAACCTTTAGGATGATCGATGGCCAGGAAGCAAGAATGGAAAATTGAAAGATTTGATGGTGGGTTAAATCTTGGGTCCTCTTTGCGTGATGTGCAAGATACTCAATTGGTACAAGCTCAATCAGTTAATCTAGATACTCTTGGCACAATAAAATGTGGTGGTAAGGTAGTTGTTAATGCAGTAGGTACTACACCTACCTTCACCACAGAAGCAGGAGTTGGTAATCAATACTTTACTCCTCTATCTTTAAAATTCGGTAGTGGATTATTCAAATTTGGTAGCGATTACACGCTAACATTAAATGGTACAGATCCAGTTGCTACTGAATCCCCAACAAAATATATAGGGTTTATAGATAAGAATGCAAATTTAGCTTTATATAATGATACTAGTTCTGAATGGATAACTATGCGATTCGATGCGCAGTCTTCTAATTCAGCATTTGACCCTGTTACTTATGCAGTAGATGGAGTAGTGAGGATATCTAATGCTGATTATTCATATGTAGGGACAACAACTGGAAAATGGTTTGGGTATATTAGAAGGCATTTTTTTAAAGGATGCACTGATGCATATACTATTAATAAATGGAAAATGTTAGATCAAGACCTTACCCCTCCTGGTGGCTTACATGTGAAAGGAACATATAATTCAGGGGTGAGAAGAGATTTTGATAGTAGTGTAGGAGATACAGTAGATCCAGTCACTCTAAGTAATAACGATATTTTAGTGCATCTTTATGCTAAAAGAGATCAAACGGCAGCTGATGCTCTAAATAAATCTGCTGATGCGGGAACTGGCACAGGTGAACCTGTTTCTACCGTAACTGGCTGGGAAGCCAAATGGTACATTGCTGTATCATATGTATATGAGGGAGATCAAGAATCGCCATTGCGTTATAGGGATTCTGGAGATGAATTTGTTGATTTTATTGAAGAACAGCAACCTGCTATTGATGGTAGCGCATCTACTACTATAGCTGCTGAAGTTCCATATATACAAGATGTCAATGTCATGGTTGCAATTAAATCTGATGTGATTGATGATGATGGAGCGCATATTATAGATCCTCGTATTAAAGGAATAAATGTTTATGCCAGAGAAGAAAATGCAGAAAGTTGGTGGAGGATAGCGACTTGCCATATAGAAAAGGGAATTGAGTTAGAAAGTGGTACAGGAACCTATGATACCTGGAAGAATTATGAAAGAGGTAGTTCTGGGGCGATTGCTAGCTTTGCTGACCCCACTGTAGGGAATGCCAATGCTTTTACCTTGGTGACCTCTAATGGACATGGTCTTTCTAATGGGGATACTATCGCAATTGAAAACTCAACAAACTATAATGGCTCTCATACTGTTTCTTCTGTTGCTACAAATACCTTTGAAATTGACCATTCTTTTACCACTGGTGGTAGCGAGGGATCTGGCTCTACGTGGATCAAGGGAACGATTGGTCGTTTCTGGTCGCAAACTAGTTACCAAAAAACATTTCCTAATGATATTACTTTTGAACTTTCTTCTGGCTTTGATAATACGGTTGAAGAAATTAGAGCTAGGTTTAAAACAGCAACAGTACTTGGCAGATACGCATGGATTGGTAATGTAAGAATGCTTAATCCAGATAAGGGAGAAGTGGAAACACTAAGTGATGTTATGATAAAAACCCCAGCTGGGAAATTCGATACATACCTATATGATAGAAGATCAGTAGCTGCTATTAATGACGGAGAGAGTATTGTTCATCTAGAAGGATATAATGATCGCATATTGCAGTTTAAAGAAGATACTCTATATATAATAAATGTTACAAGCGATATGGAATTCCTAGAGCAAACACTACCTGGTCGTGGAGTTACTCACTCTGCTTCAGTAACGAAAAGTCAGTATGGAATCACATGGGCAAATAAAGAAAGTGTATTTCATTATGATGGACAAAACGTTATAGATCTCTTTCTTAAAGAAGGATCTAAGGCTATAACAGAAGAAGAGTGGGAGAGATTTAGGTCTGTTGCAAAGAATAATGCAGGTGGCGCTAGTAATGATCAATTGGTTGGATACAATCCAAGAAATTCTACATTGTTAGTTGTAGATAGTGTAGGAGGTGGAACTAATACTGGAGAATTATACATTTTTAGTTTTAAAACTAATTCATGGACGTTTTTTCCAGATGTTCAAGGCCTATTTGAAGGTGAAAAAAAGAGCAATATGATAGTAGACTGGAATGGAAAATTAATGTTTGGTGAAGAACATGATCACGATTCTGAAAGTGGTACTATTATGAAATTTAAAGAATGGCAATATGAACCGTTTGGAAATTCTACATTTCTAGTAGAAACCAAGGATCTAAACTTTGGCTCTAATGCTTCTAATAAACGTATTTACAGTATTTACGTAACTCATAGGAATTCAGGAAGTAATGCCGTTAAACTATGGTATAAAGCAACAAATCTTAGTAGTGGAACTGGAGATTGGGTAGACGCTGGTGTGCTAACAAATTCTGCTAGTACGATTGTGCAAAAATTTAGTGTAGGATTAAACAATATTGTATCTTTACAATTAAAAATCGATAGTGCAGGTATACCAAATTTAAATTTTGAAGTTGATAATATTAGCATTGTTTACAGGGAAAAGACATTAAAGTGAAAAGAGAGATTAGAAATATTGTTAATTTAAAAGGTACTAAAGCTTCAGTAAGTACAGGAATACCTGCATTGGGTGATCTCCCTGAAGGTGTTCCTCAGTATAGATTTATAAAAGGTAAGGGTATGTATCAATTTTTAAAGCATAATGGTGTGATATATAACTCTAAGTTTAATAAGGGAGGATTATAATGTCTCAAGCCTACGGTGCAGTTCAATTAAAATATGACGATATGAAATCTAAGGATACTGCTTTACAGAGCAGATTTGACCATTCTCAAGATATTGCTGATAAAACACTAGAAGATCAATATAGAGGCGCACAAGCAATAGATGACTCAAAGGATAGCTGGGCTATGAATCTTGGAAGGGGTGTTGTGGGTGGTTTGGTAGGATTAGGTACATTTCTTACTACAGGTAGTCCAACTGCTACTGCGGCTGCTGTAGGTGCAACTGATAAAGCAATTACATCAAAATATGGTACACCAGATGATTATCTTGCATATACTAGAGGTGGACTTGATAATTTTCTTGCATTAAAAGATAAGCAAAATAAGCAATATACAACTGAGGCTATACAATTGGGTTCATTAGCTTATCAGGGAGCTGATATTGCTACAAAAACAGCTAATATGAATGTTTATGATTACTATGAGCAAAACTTAGGTGATGAATTTCACAATCAAAGTTGGGCAGATTGGGCTGCAGAAGATCATAGTATTTTAGATCTGCATAAAGGTATTGATTCTAGATTTGGACAATTTGATAATGTAGATAGTTATTGGGATAGATTAAGCATTATGATGGGGCGAAAATAGGGGGTTCTTATGGCTAGTAAGGCTGAAGAAAAATATGGTGTAGAATTTGCCGAATGGTATGCATTGCATGAAAATGAGTATGATGAGTTTTGGTCAACAGAAAGAACTGAGATGGAAAATGCATATAAGCAATGGAAATCGTTAAATAAAACATATCAACCAATGATAGATGATCTCCAAGATCAATATGATGATCTTACTGCTCTAACAACTTCTGCTCATTATAGACCAGAAATAGGGTTCCAAATACAAGCTGGCGCTGATAAAGCAGAATCTATGTGGTCAGGAGCCACTAGGAAATTATTTAATACAAAAGCTGGATCTACGATGATTGCATCTTCTGGTATAGCTTCCACAATGAAGGATATAGAAACCTCTTTTAATAGCATTATGGATAATACTATTTATAGCACATATTCTGATGTCCAAAATAAAATAAGCGGAGCTAAGGATCTACAGAGGCAAATACAAAGTGATATTAGAGGATATGAAAGGGAGTTAGTATGAGCGAAGCACTATCAGCATTAAATCAACTAGTTGGCTTAGTACGAGAGGATATACAGCAAAAATATAAGGCTAGGGATACAGCAGCTGCACGTGATTTTGCTAGAGAAAATTTATTTATTCAAACAGGATTAAAGGAATTAGAGCAATCTAGAGCAACTACATCAGCATTAGAAGCAGATGCTGTAAATAAAGGTTTGAATATTAGTGCAATTGAATCATTAAATGATATGCAACAAACAAATGCAGCTAGAAAATTTGCTACAAAAAGTTTAGAAGATGTTAATATGGCTCTTAAAGGGGAATCGGATTATCAGAGATCTATTCAAAGGAATTTATCAGAATTTTCTAAGGGACAGATTGATTTTGCTAGTGTAGATAAAGATACGTCTGGCACAATTTCCGATGAAGAACTTAAAAGCCTTGATAAGGTCGTATATCAAGATGAAGAAAACCGTATTGTATCTCCAAGTGCTGCTTATATACAGGGATTGAGGTCAAAAGAGCTTACTGCTATTCAAGCCACAGATCTTGCCAGGAAAAAAGAAGAGCTCTCTCAATTAACAACCATTGGAAAGGATCTAGATAAGAAGAGCAAGTTAGAATTACAGATATTGCAACAGCAATATGAAACTGGCGAAATAAATAAAAAAACACTTAGTGAGAAGTTAGAAGCTCTTGGGCTTGAGACTGATTTTCTAAGAGATACCCAGGAAACTAGAAAGGGTATATTAGCCGAAGAATACAAAAAAGCAAAAACTTCGAATGATATCCTTGCACTAAAATCAAAATATACAGAGCAAGAAATAACAGCAGGCTTAGCTAATGTAGATGCTGACACTCGAACTAAGTTAAAAAATCTTGGATTAATAGATTTAAGCATAGAAGCTCAAACACTTGCAAATAAAAAAGAAAAAATGAAATTGAGATTTCTAGAAGGTAGCTTAGAAAGGCAAGAGGAATTAGAAGAACTAAAGTTAAATATGTCTGCCAAAGAATTAGAGCAATTAGATATAACAATAGATACAGCTAGGGTTGGCTATGAAATGGCGCAGAAAGAACTTTTAATGGCTGATGTTAAAAATGCGAATTTAAAAAGGAAATGGGAAAAAGAAGAATGGATATTCGAAAAAGAAGTTATGGATAAAACTATTTCCGACCAACAAAAACTTATTGCGGATGTCAATAGTAATGCTATTAAGTTAACTACATTTGCTTTATCTCAGATGTCTTTTATGAATTTTAAAACAAACGAAATAAAGCCAATAGTCAATATGATGCAAGAGTTACAAGCTCAAGCTGCAGCAGGAGATACAGACAAATGGAAAGATGATTTTGAAGAATTTGTTTTAGAGAATCCAATATATGAAGCTATAGCAGATGATTTAAAAGATTTATTTTCAGCTACAATACAAATTGATGATACTACGCCTAAAAGCGATCCTTTACTAAGATTAGCACCTCAGATCGATATGATGAGTAAAGAGTTACAATCATGGTCGAAAAGCGATGCTGGAAAAAGTGCTCTTGAAGCGTTTAAAAAAGAGTATATTGCTAGTCTTGCAGGTAGAGGGGCTACTCAAAATTTCTCTGAAAAACAATGGATGGATATTTTCTTGAGATCTAGTTCATCAACTTCCCCTAGATGGCAAACTACTCTTAGTAATTTGCATTATAATAATTTTGGAGTAACTGATGAGCAGGCTGAGAAATTTAGAAAAGCAATGGCTTGGCAGGAAACAGGTATATATAAAGACAAAGATCTGTTTAAGGAGATGGTATTACTAGCACAAACTAAGCCTGTTTATGAAAAACAACTATCTATGTTTCTAAGAGATGCTTCATATTATAATTTAGGTGAGCATGAAAGCTATGACAGTATGACTGATGAACAATTTGAAGCATTTCTAGATAGTCTAGAAAATTAATATAAGTATGGCTTTAGATCTATATAAAAAAGAACAAATTCGCTCAATGTTCTTGGCGCAAGGGCGATATGTAACAGATGCTCAAATAGAGGAGTATTACAATAAAGCCCAAGCGACTCAAGCAACTCAACCAGAAGAACCAGAGTTATGGGACCCTAAGGAGCCTACACTTGCTTCGGCATACAACGACGAGTCAACTCTCGAGCAAGCGCTTGAAGCAACAGCTAATCTAGTCTGGGGAGGTCTTGATACTGCCTTACTAGGATTGCCAGGGTTAGCTTGGAAAGGAATAGATAAAGAGAGTTATGAAGCTTCAATGGCCGACTTAAATGATAATGCCTTGGCAAGAGTCGGTGGTGGTATCGGTGGTGCTCTTGGATTTTTAGCTCCTATGGGATGGTCTGGTAGACTTCTTAGCTACGGAGCAAGAGGTTTACGAGGTGCTAGACAAGCTAAGGCTTTAAAGACTGGCGCTACCACAATAGACAAGATAAAGGCGCCTACTACAGAAGCTATACAAACTGCTGCAGGTTCTTCTTTATTCAAGAGCGCTCAAAAAAGAGCTTCTGATCTCGGAACACTTACTAAGGATGAGGCTATTGAAATAGCTAAAAGAGTATCAGATGATACTATAGGGTTTAGCTTGACTGGTAAAAAATGGTGGCAAAAGGTCTTTCAAGGTGGCCCAGGATATCAAATGGAGCACGGACTTAGTAGCGTTAATAGATTTAAAGAGTTAATGAAATTCCAAATGTCCGATAGGCTAGCTGCTGAATTAGCAGAAAGTGGTGTAAAATTAACTAATAAGCAGATATTGAAAATGTCTGATGATCTTGTTGATATGCTTGGAAAAAAATCCTTTAATACTATAGATGCAATGATACAAGGTAGTTATATGGGTCGCATGCATCCTGCTTTATTTAATTTATTAGGTGGAGTTGTTCAAGAGGGCATTCAGTTTGGTCTAGTGGGTACTGCTATGGATGCAGTTCAATATATAAAAGGGGATTTGGACCTAAATGAAAGGTCATTCGCAGATAGGGTCTTACATCATGTTGCACTTGGTGGTGTTTTAGGTACTGTAAAATTTATACCTGGAGGAGCAAAAACTCCTATATGGAAGAATTTTGTTGAAGCTTCTTCCTTTATGACTAAAAAATTAAATGATAAAGTTGGAAAAATGGGTCTTGAAGAGTTGAAAGCATTTGGCTTAGTAAAAATGAGAAATGATAGATCTTCTATTTTCTCAATTACTAAAAATGGAAAAACTATTAATCTCACAAGAAAGGATCTGCGTCCAGAGTCAACTACGATCGGCAATGAAAATATTCAATCTTTACGAAAGACAATTCAAGATCATAATACAATGTTGGCAAAAAGCTTAAGAGGTCCTTATTGGACCAAATTTGCAGCGAATACTCGTAAGGATCTAGTGGGATCCTTTGTTCGTATGTCTGTAGGAGCCGCTTCCATGAATTATGAGGCAATTAATGCTGGTGCTTTTGAGGGCTTGGAGGATGCTGAGGTTGCGTTTCACCTTGCATTAGGTGCGTTTATGACAAAAAAACATAAACCTCTTTTTAAAGATACAGCTCCTAGACAGGGCATTCATTTTGGAGAACGTGATTATCATTATTTTTCAGATATGACAGATGTATCTAATGCAATTGCAAAAAATTCAAGATATATTAATAATATAGGTTCATTGATCAAGCAATTTGATGGTAACACTTATACTGATTGGGTTAATAAGTATCCGATTAAAGATGTGGAAAGAATGATCAAGGTGTTGAAGGATAACGATATTATATATGATAGCCTGGATGGTGAAGTAACAGCAAAACAAATAACACCTGTCCCTCATAGGGAGCTTATGGATCTCCTAGGTCCTATTAGTGCTATTATGACATCTAGAGGATTAAGAATAAATCCTAATGCTACTAAAGAAATGCAGGTTAAAGTTTTAGATATAATAAAAAATATGACCTCAGAAGAGTTGACATCTGGAGACCATATAAGAAAATTAGATTCTAGAGCTAATGTATTACAATCTGTTTTAGCTGGAAGCCAAAGGAGTATTCAAAAATTTCAAAATGATGCTTACAAGCTATTTGATGATATGTACAAAATAATCACAGACGGTGAATACTCTATAACTCCAGAAGGTGAAATGTTTGTTTTTAATTTAAAGCATGAACATCTTGACTTGAATGAACAACAGAGTCAAACTATTGCTAAGTTTCTTGAGCTAAAAGAAAATTTACGACAAGAAAATATTATCAAGCTTAGAGAGATTGAACATGGAAAAGAAGCGGGTTTGCAGCATGAAGTAACGATGGAAATGATAAATAAGATGGAGGAATTTATTAATCGTTATGAAAGAAATCTTGGAGCGGAGATATTAGGTGAGGGTTGGAATGCTCCTGCGGATATTAATGATAAGATGCTTTGGTCTTTAGTTAATGAAGTAAATCATCAAAGAAATGTAGTTAATGTTTTTTCGATTATGAATGGGGAAGCAATAACTGGGGTTAATGAAGTTGATGCTAAGGAGATACAATCATTGATCAAGCAAGTCTTATCTCATAGAGACAACTTTAATAATGAAATAATGGTTGATAACGCATTAAAGATAGATCTAATATTCGATGAAGGCATTAGTATTACGCCACAGCAGCAACAAGCATTACAAAGCTTTATACAAGATCTTTGGAGTATTAATGCAACAGTTAAGGCTCCTACTGATATTAGAAGAGTTGAGGTCCCAGTATCAAAGGTACTTGCATTAAAAGAAAAATTAGTTAATAACGGTATGCCAGATCATGAGATTCATATGCTGGATTCTAGAATGGCTAATTGGGTTGAAAAGGCAGTGCAGCACGGTATAGAAAGAGCAACATTAGGTGCTGATATGGAGCCTATTATTGGAGTTGCTTTAAAACAGCTAATGAAAAATGGGCTTATACAAACTACTACTGATAGTAAAAATAGAGGTGTTAGGCTAGTTGCGCCTAATAAAATAACAGTAGAGCAAGTAGAACGAATTATACCAAATTTAACTCAGAAAGAAAAGCAAGCATATGTAGATGCATATACCAGAGTTATGGACTCGATTGGGAAAAAATTAGTAGCTAGGCGAGATGATTTTAATATAACAATGCTAACTGCAGAGCAATTATCATCTATTACAACAGCTGATAAGATGTTAGATAAAAATCGATATATAACTGATTCTGAAGCAAAAGAAAATATAATACTAGAAGCTATAGAAAGAACCAATGTTCGCAGGAATGTTTTACAGGACCAGCTAAAGGATCCTACAATTGAGGATAGTGCAGCTTCTCAAATACGCGATCTATTGAATTTTGAAACTTCAAAGTACCAACAATTAAACGAAATACATCAAGCTTGGAGAGCAGCATTCGCTGGTGGTCAGGAAATGACTAGAGCTGCAGCATATTTAGAATTTGCAGGTACTACTAGAAATAAAGATGGTAAAAATATATTTGATCTTATTAGGGATATTGAAAAATCAGAGGATCCCTTTCATAAATTCACAGAAGATATAAAGCAGCTTCAAAATATTATTGCTGAAAAGGTCAATGAGAGACCGAGTGGTAAGAGCTGGGACGAGAGAAGGAATGATTTTTTAATAGCTGAAGAACAAAGAGAAATTGAAGGTGTTTTACCAGATAATAGAAAACATACTAATCCCGATCTATTTTTTGAAAAATACGGAATAGATAAGAATGACATCTTTTCTGTTGGAGAGAAATATTATAGATCAACATTTGAAACAAACGCGGAAGCTCTGTATGAGTTATATAATGAAGTTGTTGTTACTCAAAATCAAAGTAGGGAAGTTTTTATTGATAGAGTTATGGAACTAGCTGGAACTAATAGAGCCGAAGCTTCAGCTGAGTTAAGAAATGATGTTATGGTTTTAAGCAATCTCATGGATAGAAGGTTTAAGATCAAAAGACTTACAGTTAATCAAACTAGTGGAACTGGAGTATTTGAGAATACAGAAATATCCAAAGGCTTTTTAACGGATATATGGACAGAAATATTTAGCGGCATTAACGCTCCAATGCTTATTCTAGATAGCGGATATACTAAGAATGGTAAAATACAAAATATCTTTACAAGCCCTAATGGATTAAATGAATTAACTCAAATATTATATGGGAATGAATTTTTTGCTACATTAAATCAGGGCGAAAATAGATATATAAGTTCATTAAAAAGAGGAACGGCAAAACCAGTTGAACTAGGTCAAGAAGTATGGCATACAGTTGATATAGCTGAAACCTATTTAAAAGGAGCAATGTATCCTGTTGTTGTCGATGAGAATATAACAGTTCTTATTCCAGAAGCTCATATATCCCATATTAAAAAACCATTTATGAGATGGTTTGAAAAAATTGAGAAAGATCCGTATACTAAAAAAGCCATAGATAAGTTGCCCCAAGCTAAGGAGCTTATAAATGAGCTAAGGAATTATTATGAGATATTCAAGAATGGAAACGGGACCCCCGATTCATTTGTTAAGGATGGACAAAGATGGCAAGAAAGTGTACATGATGCAATTTTTACAATTTTTAATTCTATGTATGGGGAGCGTATTGATGGAGACTGGCTTCAAGATGCTTATACTAATGGCCCTGGTCAAAGAAAACATTTTAAATATAAAAGGTTAGCTCAAAACCAAGGATATTCAAGAAATAGTATTGCTCGACGGGAAACTGCTAAGGCTATTTTTGGTGAAGGTACTGGTAGTAGTAAGTATGAAAAAATATTAATTGAAAAATATGCTGATAGAGAAATAAATAATATTTTCGTCGTGAACGATGGTGTTAATAGTGAAATGGGTTCTGCTGCTAACCAATTAATAACAGATAATAGATCAGTTGCTGAGCATAGATTGGAAAGAATGTTGGAGAGGGGTGACATTACCAAGGAAGATTATAAAGAGAATTTAAGATTGCTAGAAAATGCATCTTCTATTAACGCTGAAGCTGTAAATGGAATGACCCCTGTGCGTCGAGAGTATTTAGATTTCCTTTTATTGCAAAATGGTGATGCTGATCTTATAGGAAAATCAGCTGGGCAAAAACCAGTGGGATTAACTTCGTATACTGATTCAAAGGGAGTAGTGCATGTTCTTTATAATAAGACTCACTACTTTTATGACTCTAGGCTAGATAAGTTTTTTGAATTGAATCCAGATATAGATATGATTGCATTTACCAGTGGAGCAAAGAAAGCTAAGATCATTGATCCTAATCAGTCCTTGGAGAATCAATTAAAGCCATACGAAGCTATACCTGTCATAGGCGATCTAATTAAAGACAAAGATGGTGTTGAAAGACAGGTTACTATATATGATATGCTTAATTCATTGAATACTAATGATTCTAAAAGATCTATAATGCCAGTTAGGGCAGATCAGAGTTTATCAGGTACTGTTTATGGTGAGCATCACAATGCTAAGATATTAAAACAATTTAGTAATTGGACATCACCAGAGGTTCAAAGAGATCTTTATAAATATGCTCGTCAAGATATGATAGAACAATTTTCTGAAATAAATATGAAGTTTTATAATCCAGAAAATATGGCATTGGCATCAGCAGAAGCTAGATCCTTTATGAGAACAGAGGGAAACAAGGATGGAACTATTGCTGTTCAAACTGAAAATGCATCTACCGAGGCTATTTGGATAGAGAATAGTGGGATTCCTTTTTCGATATCTGGAAATCTATATGATGCTATAATCAAGAAAAGATATGTTGATCAAGCTGGAATTTTTGATGGATTTACAGATGCAGGTGGTTCAGCAATATTGCGTGGCAATATGGCAATGGATCTAGATATTCCTGTTTATAAGGGTAATGTTCAGATAAAGTTAGGCGAAGCTAATATCTCAGAGGTATATTTAGATGCAAAAATTCATAATATAAGTGATTACGGACCTGCTCAAGGAAAGCCTAGGGGTAGAGAAAAGCGTCATTATAAATCTGCAGCTGGAATTACATTAGTAATGGAATTTAGAGGCGATGGCACAGCACCTAGAGATGTATTATACGATCTTAAAAAAGGTAAAATATCAGATCCGTTAAACCCTAAAGCAAAGTTAGAAGACTATAAGGCTCTGGCTAATGCTGTTGATAAAATATTGCAAGAAATTAACATGGGAGACGGTAGGGTTTCTACATATAGAGATGTTTATAATATCTTAAATGGACCTGGAATGGGTAGACCAGATGGGTCACGTCCAGTAAAGCTTGGTATTATGGGGTTACCTGCTCCTAGAACTGGTCCACATGATGCAGTTGTTATGAAGGTAAAGGGCATATTAGATAGAAAAGATGGTGGCATAATGGAGATGAATACCTATGATCTTACCATGAGAGCACAAAGAGACTTTGATACTGATAAGTTATATTTTTATATGGATACACCATTTTCTGCTATGAGAGAAGCATATAAAATTAACGGTGATGTTAAGGAAGCAAGAACTACTGAAGCATTTCAAGGTGCAGGGATGCCATTGAATCCATATAATAGACTCAGTATGGAGAATTACACTTCTAATATCAATGAGTATAGGAAGAAATTTGGTCAAGTTGTTAAGACACAACGCAAAATATCTTTCATGAAGAATTTAATTGATTTAATGGGTACTGAGCCTAATACAAAAAATATACCTATGGATAATAAGGGTGATGTAAGATTGGTTGTTGAGCATAACGATTCTGATTTTTTACAAAGGCTTGTTTCACATACTCAAGGCGCAGTAGATATTTATGGAGAGAATGGCTTGCCACTTTATTTAGCTAATATGAAAGCCTGGCAAAGAGAAATACTATTTGGAAGCGATAAGTTTAAAAATCCAATTTTTAAATTAGTAGATAAAAATGGTAATCGATTACCGATGGAAGAGGTGCATAAGCTTATTATTGAAAAAATTATGAATGACTATGGAAGATTGTTAAGCTATGAAGGTAATATATGGGAGGCTGGTGAGTCTAAAAGGCCGAGATATAAAGATATGATAACTGGAATGGAATTGTTTAACCAGGAATATAGTCCAGATATTATTAATAGAAATTTTTATTATTATATAGAAAAGAAATTAAGTACAGAAGCAGCTAATGATTTTTTTGGATTCGCCAAAACAACCGAAAAAGGAATTGATCCATTTTTACAAGGCATATCTAAAGCTATGCGTAGTCATACTGATCCATTTCTAAGATCAATGAGGGCTATTACCAGTAAAGATCAGTTTAAAGTTCGTGAAACATTCAGTCCAGATGGTGAACATTTTAATGCTACAGTGCAAAAACTACTAGGTCGACATAGAGCAGAAATGCTTGAAACTTTTAGGCTGGAGCCGCAAACTGGTGGAGAGAGACCTTTATATCTTGAAGGTCCAAAAGCTGAGACTTTAATTATTGATGAGATGTGGAGAGGTTTTTATAAGGAAAGGAATACTGAAAAGGCTTTAATACAGGCTAATGCTATAGAACATCAAATAAATTCAATGGAGCGCTTAGTACAAAAAGAAAGTAAAAAACCAGAAGAGATAAGGGATGATGCTTTTATTTCAATGCAGGAAGAAAATATAGCCATTAAAAGAAAAGCTCTGTCTGTATTGCTTAATAAGCTTACTGTAGAAAAAGATGCTGGATTACCTGGGCAAAAAATGAAGTATTACAAAGCAAAAGGTAAAAAAGGTCGTAACTATATTCAAGTAAGTGGTAATAATGTGATGATCAAAGATGCTATAAAAGGCACTGAAAAGAAAGTTCAGCTTGATAAAAATGGAGGATATATCCTACAACCTAATGAGGTTGCAGTTTATAATCCTATAAAATTAAGAGCTGTGAGGGAGCATGATTTGATTGATGGTGCTGCTTGGGCAAATACAGTTCTTGGCTACTGGAGCAGGGTCACTGAAGCAGATCTGCCAAAGTTTAGAAAGTATGTAATGGAAACGAAAAATGAAATACAAAAGCTTATTTCTGAAACAATGGATAATAAGAATTTAAAAGACTGGGAAGCATATGAACATAGGGTCTTTAATGCAATGGAAAGAGGTTTAGAAAATATTCTAAAAATGACAATGGCAGAACCTGGATGGTCCTTTAAAGACGCTCAGGGTTTTCCAGGCTATGCGAAATTACCAGCAGGTAAAGAATCTTACTTAATAGACTTTTTAATGGCTATGCTAACTCCCAAAGGATCTGGCAATCCTAATGAATTTTATTTTTCTCCTAAAACTGGTGGCTTTATGCCAGCTGTTAAAGCTCAATCACCTGTTGTTGTTAAAGCTGTAATGCGTATGTTAGATAGTTATACTGTAACACCTCATAAAAATGAATTAATAGCTAAAATGGCACAAATACACAGAGGGTTTTATGATGCTATTGTCGCTGGGGAAGGCTATCATTCCGCATTTGATAGAATAGCAGAACAAAGTTTCGAAGGCGCATTAGTGAATACAATTAAAAATAGAGTAATGCATAGTCCATTTATGCAGCATAAGGATTATAAAAAGTTAACTGAGTGGTTGGAACTAGGAACGGGGATGGAAGCTAAGATGGCTGAACTAATGCATCAATTATTAGTGGACAATGCTATTATTGACCCAGGTACAGTAATGAGATTAAAAGAAGAGATCATTAATAAACCTGGTGGAGAAGAAGCTTATAAAAGCTTATTTACAGTGTCTCGTGGACAACTCTTATTCGATGGTCTCAATACAAAACAATTCAGTACTGGAAAAGGTGAAGGACAATTGGTTGGGGAATTGACCATGGAAAGACCCGCAATTAGAAGTGATAGGATTACTGGTGTGGGTCAGAGAAAGAGAGGAACTCAAATTAGTCAATGGCTTCAAGATCAGATTGGCTATGAAAACAATGTAAAGTGTGATTAGGGGGTTGTATGGCATGTTTAGCTGATTCGCCATTATGGCACGAAACAAATAAAGCAGAAAAGATGTGGCAAGAGTCTAAATCAATTAAAAGATTTAACTTATCAGATGATTTGCATGCATTTAAAAGCTTATTTGAAGCCACAACTGGTAAATTATTAGAAGCTGGTGAAAATATCACAGAAATAGATATGAGGAAATTCCAGCAAGGTATAGTTGAATTAAATAAGGACTTAAGAAATCCTGGGGTTCTTGGCAACAAATTTCTTCGAGCATTCATACCAGGTTTTGCCAAGGCTAGATGGTCACCCACCACAAAAGAATTTTGGAATAGACTAGTAGAGGGCAATGAGTTTAGGGCGAATAACACAAATGTAATGATGGCCAATTATAATAATATGATCAAATCCTTAAAGCAAGCTATGTTAGAATTTGATGGAATGGGCACGGTACAAGATAAAACAGCTCCTAGATTTGCAATTACTAGCGATCAAAGGGCTCGTAAGAAGATCATTAATGAAAAATTTAGCAAACTATCAAAGTTAGAAAAAGATCTTGTAATTAAGATGAAGAATGGTGATCCAATTGGACATACAAAAGAATTAGAAGCATTATTTCATTTCTTAGAAAATGACGGTTCTGTCTTTAATGATTTTATCGAAAGAGTTGAATCTAAAACAGATCGTGGATTAAGATATAAATATAGAGATCAACTTGGGTCTAGAGAGAATTATATAAATAGGATCAACAAAGCAGCTACTGAATGGGCAAGTATACAAGAGATTTCTAAAAAACATTTGGTGAGAGGTCTAAGCAATGTTAAAGAAACTATAAAATTAAAATATGGTAGATTAAGTAATACAGCTCAAAAACTTATTGATGAATATACCGCTGTTGAGAAAAATTTAGAATCAGTAGAGGGTGGGTATATACCTCATTTTGTTATGGATATTATGGGTCAAACGATGACTCTTCCAGAGGCATTAGGTAAGGTAACAACTACTAAGGAAGTAGAAACTATTCTCGCTAAGCATGTAGCAGAGGTTCAAGATATTAATGTGGGGTTAACACAAAGATTGAAAAAAAGATCTAAAGAAGATAATGAATATTTTTCAAGAAATCCGATGCTATATGCTCATAAGTATATAGAGCAGGTAGCTTCATTTAATCACAGCTCTCATATTAATAGAGCTTATGTACAAGGATTGAAGGACATAACTGAGGTTATACTGCGTAATCCAAATACAAAGGAAGCTCAAGCAGCTGAGGTTTATTCAGATGTATTAAGATCAATGTATGATAAGGCTGTATCTACTCAAAGAGTTGAAGATGCAGGTACAAAAGAGAATCTTACTAGAATTCTTACTTCATTGCAGTTCACTTCAAAATTAGGGTGGTCAACAAGAGGTGCGCTAAGAAATTCAACTCAACAATTGTTAAATAGAGTTTATTGGAATGTATTAGCTCAATCTAGGGCAGAAAAAGAATACAGTGAAAATTCTATTTATAAAGCAGGCCTGGATAAGCAAATGGCAGAAAAGGGATTAATGTTTCTTGATATTGCATCCATTACAGAAGGCGCACTTGCAAATACAGATCTTCTTGCTTATGGCATTGATTTAGATAAAGGTATTCTTACATTTAGAGATCAAAAAAATATCTTAGAAACTATAGCTCAAAAATCTAGTAAAGTAGCAGAGCATTCAGCTGTATTTACAAGACGTGCTGAAAATTATAATAGAAGAAGTACTTTTAAGACTGCTTACCATCAACGATATTTACAATTAAAGAACTTAACTAAATACGCTAATGCAGAATTTGATTCAAATATCAGAGCTCAAATGGAAGCTGCTGCTGGAACATATGCTAGTCGGATGACTAATTTACTTCATTTTGAATATTCGAAATTTGGGAAGTCTGATATATTAGCAAGTAAGACAGGATCTGTTTTAGGCCAATTTCAACATTATGCTTTTTCATTTGCTGATCTACAATTTAAATTAGTTAAAGATTGGAATAGGGCTAGAAAAGCTGGTGATTGGACTGGAGAAGAATTTGCTCGGATCTATCGAATGGCATTGTTGCATAGTTTTACAAATATTATATCGGGACTTTCTGATATTGATTTTACAAGTTATATAAATAATGATACATTAGATAGAGTAGTTCAGTTAGCTACATTTCTTACAGGCGATGAAGAAGCAAGTAAGGATGCTTTTTACGGCAAAGGACTTGTAGGTGCATCTGGAATAGTTCCACTAAATGATGCAGTTGAAATATTAAATCTAGGTGTTGCTGCAGGATATTGGGATATGCTTGCAGATGAAGATAGTACTATAGCATGGTTAACTGGAATGCGTGAGTATGAAAAGATCGATGATCTTGAATTCGCTAAGGAAGTTGCTGGTATGGGTAGCATTCAATTAGAAAGAACATTAAGAAAAAGCTTACTACCTTTATTTAATTCCATGGCAGGAGGTGATGAATTTAGTTTATCTGCAGCATTAAGAGCAGAGTTTGGGCTTTACCCAGGCACAACATCTCTTGGGATTAAAACACGGGATATGTCAAAAAGAATGGATGAATTACGACAAGGTAAAAAACCTGTTGGTAAATTGTCTGAGAGGAACAGAAGAAAAGCTCTGAGTGCAATAGCTAATTTATAGAGGGGGATATTATAGTTATCCCCCTTCTTTTTAAATTAATCAGCGTATATTTTATTTTCTTTTTTTATTGTATTACTAAGATCCATTATTTTAGATAGTATTGTATCTATATTTAACGATAGATTGATCAAGCTTTTTTCTAATTCAGATAGATCTTCTAGTGTAAACTTTTTTTCTCTTCCTAATATTTTACCACATAAATAATCAATATTGTTAATTGAATTATTAAATTCCCTACTTAAGTTTTTTTTCATATTTCTTTACCTTTAATAATAATTCTAAATAATCTTCATAAGGCATTACCACTAATGGCATTCCCCTGTCTTCTTTAATTAATTGAATGTCTACATTTTCATTAGGTATCATCCATTCTGCAATTTTAGCTCTACATTTACATTGAACTTTAATTGTATTATCGATTAAAACATCAACTTCTTCATGGTGGCCTAGGGCAGCTCCATTACTGCCCCAAGCTCTTTTTGCTGGGATTCCAGCTTCTTTTGTTAACTTAACCACTAGACGCTCAAATCTATTACCTTTTTGCTTACTCTTGTTGCTCATATTGGTATTGTCCCGAATTCTTCTACTTTTTCTATTATTTCTTCTCTTAGAGTATCTTCTTCATAAAATGGATCTTTTTCTTCCTCAGGAGATGATTGATTTTCTATCGGACCGTATATTAATTGACACATAAATTCATAATCAATCTTTTCATCAGAAGATATAATATCATCACAATTATTTTTTTTCATGAGATATTTTAAAGATTCACGATACCATTCAGATGTTCTTTGATACATATAAATTCTTTTTATATCAGAAAATATATGAAATAAATATAGAATTTCAAATTCTGGGTTTTTATTATTTTTGATAATATCTTGAACTTTATCTAATAATCCATTCCAATATTTAAAAGATTTTCTTTTTTCTATTTTGTTCAAAATAATTCCTTATTTATTGGTTGTTCTTCTAATGCTTTTTTTGCAATATTTTTTAAATGACATAATTCATGCGAATTAGAAGATGCTTTAGAGATTATTTTTAAAGCTTGTTGATATTTACTCATTGTAGACTCTAGATCTAATAATAATTCATTCCATGTAATATCACTATTTTTTCTTTTTGTCAATTGCATCTTTTAACTCCTCAACTTTATTAGATATATACCATCTCATTAAAAAATGAGTAAAGAAGATAGCAACTCCTATCCATACGACTTGAAAAACATCAAATGCATTTTCTTGCAATGATTCTATCCAAAATTTCATTTTATTTATCCTTTTTCTTGTATTTTTGTAACATTGCTACCATTAATAGCAAATAATTAATAATATCGCTTATACGGCCTTCAATAGGTTCACTGTACTCTTTACCTGCTTTAAAGTAGCTTTTAAGGCTAGAAAGGTGTTTATAGAGGTAAACAGATAGTACTTGCAATGGTTCTAGGTTAACAGATTGAGCAATATTCTCAAAATTCCATAAAACATTATCATTTTGATTGCCTTCTGTGTATTCAATTCTTTTTAAATCGGACATTTCCAATGTCTCTTTTAAAAACTTATTTCTTAATTGTCTGTATTCTTCTGATGTCATTATTATTCCTTTGGGTATTTAAGATCACAGGCACTGCATACCCATATGCCGTCATCTTTTTTTATGTCTTCTTTTTCTTGTTCACATAGATCACATATTTTTTTCATATTAATTCCTTAAAATTTGGGCTAGCTCGCTTACGGAGTTGAATATTGGTCGACCTAACTAACTAGCCCAATTAAAGGTGGAACATGGCTCAGCTCGCTGTTCTTATGGGTAGCTCCCAGCCTGACCATTTACGCTCTGGGTACACGCCCACCTATATTAATTTCAAGCACTACCGTTGCCCCACGCGGCAATTGTAACGGCTTTTACGGGATCCCCTGTGGTTCTAACTAGTGCTTGAATGTTTTTTCCTCTCACAATAGGTGCCATGGTACTTATCTAAAATACCTATTGATCAATTAAATGAGCTCTTTTTCAGGCAAGAGGAAATAATTATACCTTGCGTCTGACATCAAGACCGTATAGAAGCCAGATGAATAGCTGTTTGGTTTGCATTTACTTTGCGAAAACCCGAAGGACGGGAGGAGTTCCAAGATGAAAAGAACTGAAGCGTATTCATCAGTCTATAGACAAGGTAATTATTGAGTACAATTTGGACATATTTTTCTTTCTTTACCATAGGTAGGAAAGTTTTCATACCATTCAAAATTTTTCAAATGGAAACCTTTCACTACTTTTGAATTCTTATGTTCCCAGCATAATTTACAAGATGTACAATATTTTATCAACCTATCTGCCTTTCTACCTGGGAAGTTAGTAGATCCATATGGTAAACGTTTTCTTTTATGATTTTGCTTCATACCAATCATATATCCTTGAAGCAAATTCACTAATGCTATCTCTAAATACATATAGAGCTAAAGCTGCAAAGAACATTCCTAGTCCAGCTGCTAGCATCCAAAAACAAATTAATATAAAAGAATTTAGAAATTCAATCATTCTTTTCTCCTTAAAATTTTCATTGACTGAGATATTTTCTAACAAGAGCCAACCTGCAGAAATAAACACATTTGTTACCCTCTTTTTGTACCGTCATTTTTAAAACATTTTAAAAAAGAGGCGCATACCTCACAAGATTTTTCTTGATCTTCGATAGGCGATTATATATCTCAGTCAATGATTTTTGACCATGCATTACCAAGTACTAAATATAGATCCTCTGGCTTCAACCTTTTAATATTTCCTTCTTTTGCTCTACGAGCCCATAAGGAAATTTTTCTTGATATTTCTTCATCAATAAGATTTAATGTAGAAATTGGGATCTGCACTCCATTTTTGTGAAAAATTTCTTTAACTTTGTTTTTCACTATCATTGCCATTATCTGACTCCTTTATTGTGCATTTATTTAACTCTTGTAATAATGGTTGTAAGTTATTAAATAATGTTAATTCATCTGATGATCTATGTGCTTTATGTGATAATATAGCATAATAAGCATTTAAAACATCTAGAATGGTTTTGGTATCTTTAGAGTTGATCTTCATTTAAGACCACCTACATTTTTACCAACTTTTAATCTGACACCGCGTATATCAACTCCAGCTCTTAATTCTTCTAATATTCTTTTCTTATCTAATCTTTTAGTTTCAACAAGAATAAAATATTCCTCTGGAATTGAAGACTCATCTATAATGTCAACAGCACCAGGAGAATTACGTATCTTAATTGGATTGAAAACTGAATGTTTAGGTAGCTTGCCAATTGATTGATTAGTATCCAAGATCAAACTTTTAATTCTTTCCTGTCCTCTTTTCATGGCAGCTACATGTTTTTTTAATTTCTTAGCTTGATTTTCAAACATTTCAATTTCTTTTTCAGTTCTCTGATATAGCCAATAGACACCATCTTCTTTTAAAGCTAATTCTTTATAAAGATCATCTAATCTTTCTAGAATTTCTTCTTCAGAGTCTCCAGATGCGATTTGGGTATTCCATTGTTCTCTGATAATATCAGTTCCAATTTCATGTAGTTTTCTTGACAATGCTTTCACCTCTCTTTTGTTTAAATAAAGCTATATGTCCTTTATCATTTGTTTTAATTGTAGTATATCTTCCAGATTTTTTTGCAAGAAGAATAGCTTCCGACTCAAGCCATTCTTCATTTGTTACAATTTGATCACCTTGAAAGAGTTCTTCTTTTGGGTCTAGCCAATCTGTTATCTGTATCATGATTCTATCCTAATACCATTAACATTGAATCTGGCATTTAAAGTCTCACCTTCTCTATCTTTAGAAGTATAGACATGCAATTGTTTAATCTTACTACTTTCATTTGCATCTTGTGAGCGGTAAGGCACTAAGGATAATATCTTATGTGCATTATATGCTTGTCTAAATGATCCCTTACTTGATGCCATATCTAATGATCCATCATGAAATGCAGATTTAGATATTTCACTAATAGCAAATACAATGATATCATTTCTCCTCGCTAATTCCATTAGTCCTTGAGAAACTTCTTCATTTCTAAAGTTACTATCATTTCCTTTTGCTTTCATCAATCCAATATGATCAATAACGACTATTTCAGGTCTTACGGCTAGTTGATCTATTCTTTTTTGTAATTCACCAGCAAAACAAGGTTCAAAATCAACATTTAACCATGAAAATTTATCATCCATACCATTTTGAAATGATTTATAATGATCTTTTAATCGTTGTTTATCCCAACCCATTTCAATCATTACAAATCTTTGCCAAATTTGTCTTGGTGACATTTCAAGCTCTAAGAAATACGTATTTTTCTTAAAGAATTGCATTATATTTTGAACAAGCATTGTTTTCATAGAAGCTGGTGGCGCTTGCAGCACTACTAATTCACCTGGGAATATTGGAAAGTCTTGATTACACATTTCACCTAAATTTAATGGAGTAACATCTCTTAAGTAAAATTCTGCTAGCATTTTTTCCATAGAAGATGCATCTAATATCTTATTAGATTTTTTAGCTTTATATAAACGACATGTATTTTGACAATATTTATCCTTTAATTTATCTTCGCATCCATAATTATTGCCCTTTCCACCATGCCCTTCATAAGCGCTTTTTACAATACTATCCATTTCATCTTCTTTAAAAGGATGTGCATCTGATGAATTTTTCAATCTCCATGATTCCATAACGGTTCTTACGATCTCTTCAGGAAATCTCCAGCGTAAATGTGATGATACACGTAAAGCTGCTGCATGCCTTTCTCCAACTTGAGGATTCGACATTAATTGTTGTATACAAGGATAATTAATAGGATCAGGTTTGTAACCTAATACATCACCTTCTACTAATGCATTATTAATAGATTTCTTTTTAATTTTCTTTGTTACGTCAAATGCTGGAACATCAGTTTCTAACTCTCTTAATATTATAGCATTTTTTCCCAATCTTGGTTTTTTTGCTAGTTCAATAATAGAATTTATATTACCATTAAGCTCAGACTCCGTTAATGGGGTTTTCCATAAATTGTTTTTTGTATTAAGAGTGTATGGTATTCTTATTAATCTTGTTTTATCAGTAACTGCAATATCAGCAAAATCAAAAATACCGTGTGAATCTAATTCAGCTTTTACCTTTAAATGTAATTCTTTACTAGGCTTCCATCTAAATGATGAACGTGGAATATGGACATGGAATCCTGTACCACTAATATAAATTTGAAATGGAATATACATATCATTTAGTAATAATGATAATCCTTGAGTAGCTAACTTAGCTTCTTCTAAAGTGCTTCCATCAACATCTAAGATAAATTCTTCAGGCATATATAGCATGCCATCATAACCAGACATTTTTTTATTTTTCTTAACAAATTCTATTGCATATTCATCATAGTCATATAATGAATGAAACATATTTTGTGCAGTTCCATGAAATGCAGACACTTCATTAATAGCTTTAAAATGATGACGATTGGCAACTGAGCCAATGGCAAATTCTTTTATCATAAACTGTGGCCCTCCAAATACCATGTGTTATCTTTTGTTGTACCTTTTATAGGAGTAACTTTTATATCTCCATTTTCTTTCATAGTTCTAAATGTTCTAGTATATGTATCAGGAGATCCTAATCTATATCCAAATTTTACTTTTCCACTTTCAGAAAGAGATTGGATATTTCTTGTTTTAAATGTTGCTATATTATTATTCCAATAATATTTAATAAACATTGCAATATGTTCTTTTACTGTCATTATAACTCCTTTATAAATAAGGAGACCTGTATTCAACTTTGCTTGGATGGAATTCAAAACCGTCATAATACAGGCCCCTTACTTATTAATCATTAAAATGGCAGATCGTCACCTTTGTCATTACTTGTTTCAGTTTGTGATTGAGATACCATTTCTTTAATTTCGTCAACTGAAGCAGTAGTAAAATCATTTTGATCAGACTTCGCTAATACATAATCTTTATAATACTTTTCAGCACGACCTTTCCAATATTCTACATCACTAGATGAAAATGTAAGCATTTCACCATTAGTGGTTTCATTAGGTGCAAAATCTCTTAATACACGAAGATAACCATCTTCATTTTTGTATATGAAGACATTTAAATCTTTACCAACAAGATTTACTGCACTATCATCATATTGAACTACAGGTTTTTTACCTGTTGGATCATCTAATACATCTTTAATACCAGCATTTGCAAATCTAAAAACCTGTGCAATTCTAAATTCTTCTTGCGTTGTTTTATTTTTAGCTTCATATACTCTAGCATTAAGATTTTCAGGAAATCCATTAAACCAAACATCTATATATCTAGTTCCTTGGTAGTCGCCATACTCTGCTTTATTAACAGTGGCTAAATGCCAACCTTCAGCAGGTAAATTTTGAGCGTTTCCCAATGTCATTGTTTTAATAGCCATTGATTCTCCTAAGTTGTTTCAGTGTTAGTTTTATTATTTGATACAAGAGTTTTAGTTGACATTGTTTTGCCTGTTCCAGGTGAACCAATGATCAATATCTTACATCCATCATATCCTTTTTCTTTTGCTGCATTTAATACTAAGGTATAATCCTGTGGTATCTCTGCATCAAGAGTGTTTGTGCGATCTTTTGCATGTTCATACATATCATTGTGACGTGTACGCCATACATATCTTTCACTCCCATCTGGTTCATTAATTGTCTTTGTGTAGAAAACAAAATCAAACCATTTAGATATATCTTCCTTAGTGCTACCATCTATATAAGGTAATACTTTTGATGTTCCATCAGACATGTCTTTAAACTTTGAATGACAATTCATAATAACAACACCTGGTATTTTTGTTAAATATTCTAGTAGCATATCTAATTTATTTTTGAGCTTTCCCCAATCCTGCATTTGCATGCGTCCATTTTTATCACATAGGGATCTCATATATTTTTTAGATAGCTCAGAAAATGTATCTAATATTAGAGCATCAACTTTAATACCATTCTTTAAAACAGTATCAGTTCTTCTTTCTCTAATTTTTAATCCACCAACATCTTTTTCAATTTCACGCGTTTGTGAAGTATATAACTGTTTCACAATATCAGTAAAATCATTAAATGATGATGGAGCTAGAACAGGAAATCCAAAAAGTTCTTGGATAGATTCTTCACTACCTAAGGTTTTTGAACCACGTTCTAGATCAAACATTAGTATTTTATTACTTTGCATGTTTACTCCTATAGGGTTATTATTAAAGACAAAAAAGCCTCTGAGATATATTAATTATAAATCTCATAAGGCTTTATTTTTTTAACTTAGAATAATTATTTAATAACTTACCAAGTCGTTCTTTAATTCTTTTTGTGGGTTTGTTTTCTTCGATTAGTTTTAAGTATATTTTTAAATACTGTTCAATCACTACTCGATCGGTATTGATATTATTCAACTATCACCTATTGTATGAATAATTAACGGAAAATAATCAAGAATTTAATACTATAATTCCAGTTCATCAATATTTTTTTACTATAGGGGCCATTTCTGACCCCTTATAGTTATGTAGTAAGGCGACTTTTATCCATAGTAGATAGTAAGGTCATACTTGGAAAGTTAAAGGTAATTTCAGGATTGACTAAAGAAGTTTCATCAACTATTTTTCGTACTTGATTATTAATAAATGCAGCTGCCATTGAAGCACAATAGCCTGTACTTCTTGCATTGCATGGTTCATTATCTCCATCTTCATCAGGATACCATGTTTCCATATATTCTGATTTAAATTCTTCTACTCTATCTCTAAGATCATCTCTGTATCTTTGACCTTCTTCTCTATGCATATCATGAGTCCAATCGTGTTCTTCATATCCTTCGATACCTTCACCTCTATCTCTTAATTCTGGATTAAAATGAAATATGTTAGATTGAAATGTTTCACTACCCATTCTAGCATCAATTACATATATATTTCTATAATTTCCAGACCTATAATGATCATCTTCTCCATTACCAGGTATTCCATACTCCCAATGCTTAAATATTTTATCACAATATTTTTCCATTACTTTAGATCTAGCATTCATGCTATCAACTCCAATAATTAAAATTTGAGTATCTACTTGACTAGGAATACTTAACCAACTACGACTCCAAGTCATATCAGGCTCATATCTATTAGGTACTTTTTTTATTCTAATTGCTGGATTAACTTCTGTCATTTGCCTAGCTAACATATTAACCTTACTTTTACCAATATGACTAGTATTGAAATGTTGAACTCCAATATTAACTGTAGCAACAACATCATTATCATATATAGAAAAAGTTTTACCACCTGCTCGAGCTAGAGCCATGGCAGTATAACTACCAATGGCTCCACACCCTACAATAAGAAAATGAACTTTATCAATGTTGTAAATGTTTTGAAATCTCGCTGTAAGCTGACTCATAATTTACTCCTTCAATCTCTTCTCTTACTAAAAGATCATCGAATCCACTTAATGTATCCATTTGACTTGGAATATGTAGCTTCATATTATACTGCTGCTGTAATCCTCTAATAAGATCTGTTATGTATTTTAAATGTTCTTCTTCTGTTTTTGATCCATTTGAAAATGTATGCCAACCTTCAATGGCTTGTTCAATATTTCTAATGATCAATTTTTGTTGTTTTTTCTTTTCATCATCATTATTAACTGGTTTTCCTAGAAGATTTCCTACATTATTTAAAGATTTTTCTCTTAAGGGTTTTTTCCCTTTTTGAGATAAACCTCTTTCAACATTTTGTATTTCTTCTTCTATGATATATTCAGGTATATCTCTATCATCTTTTTTATCATTTAATACTTCTTTAGCGTTAATATTTTCCATTAAAGCTTCTTCAGAAGTATATCCACCTAATGGAGCACCATCTCCACTAAGATAACTTGAATAACCTAGTTCATCATCAAATAAACAACCTTGCTGCATTCCTTTGTATTCTTCCCATTTAGTAAATTTCTTGACAGATACTTTTTCATCAATTTCTTTACTAACATCAGGAGTTTCAATACCATAGTCAATAACTATATTAACATCAAAAGAAACTATTTTAATATGATTACCATTGATCTTTACAGGAACTGAATAATCAGCTTTATATTCACCATCATTGTTTACAACAATTGCTAATGATGGACCTTTTTCAGCATACTCTTTTATTGTAGCTGAATCTGTACCTGACCAAAAAGCTTTCATTGTATGATGTGAATGCCACCAGCAAAACATTAATTTATTTGGTAATAATTCACGATACTTTTTTGCAGTTTTATCTACATATTCAACAATAGCTTCTTTATCCAGTGTCGTATTACTACCACTGCATTCTTGAGTCAAGATAGAAGGTGTTCCTACTGTCATTTTTCCATCATCATCAATAAATACAGGACAATACCCACTTACTTCAGTTTTGTATTTTTCATAAGCAGATCTTGCGTAGACAATCATTTTATTAAAATCTTGTCCACTCATATAAACTTTAAGTTTATCTTCCATATTTGTTCTCCCAATATGTTTGAATTTTATCCCAAGGCAATAAGTATGCATTACACTTTTCTTTATAAAATGTGTATAGCTCTTTTAAACCATCTGGTCCTGGTGTTAGATAATTTTCTGAATCCATTAAGCATCGTATTTGCGCATCAATTGGCATATCTCTGTATGTATCATTAATTAATTTATTATGCATCATACATAATGCTTCTATATCATTATCTGGCATCATTTCTTTTGGTTTAAAGGTATTATTTGCAGATTGTTCTTTAACAACTTCTTGAACAAACAATGGGTTGTATTTACATTTATCTAATACACATGTTTTACATACTTCTTCAGCTGTTTGATCTTTTAATCCCATTACTCTATCAGCGTAATAATAATTACTTTGATTATGTGATCTTTCTCTACATACATATGCTTCACATATTTGATTAATATCAGTGTATTGAAAATTTCCTCTTGAGCTTGAACCACCCAATCCTTCTTCACCACCAAATACATATTTTATTGCATCTTCACTTTGAAATCCTAACAATCTATATGTATCATCATTATTTCTATTATATAACAATTCATAAGGTTGCATATAAGGATTAGATGTATCATTAAACAGTGATATCCATTGAGTAATAAAATTAATATATGATTCAATCGTTCCATGCTCTAATACCTCTTGAAAATCATCACTTAGATCACCAAGACAACCTGAACTATGTCCACCACTTCTAGGGGTATATATAGTTGGTCCATAAAATCTAAATGAATTTCTTAAAGTATCTTTATCAAATAAATATTTTAATACTTCATCACTAGATGCAGTAGCAGCATCTAATTCAAGTATATCAGGACTTAATGTTGCATTTATATCTTGTCTTAAAGCCTTACTAAATGTTAATGAAAATTTTAGATCATTTTTCATAATAGTAATAGTTGGATCATACCATATTCTAATATTAACTTTATTATTAGCTTGATTTTCCATTCTACCTTTATTATAATCATTTATTCTAGTGCATTGAGCTGTAATTTTTAATACCTTAGGTAGATTTTTTAGATCTTTCAATCTTTTTTCAATTTCATTACCTAGATTTTTAACAGTTTCATCACCTGATTTAAATGCTTTATATCTAGCAGCATTTTGCTCTATCCATAATAATGATCTATATTTAGCACTATCTTTTAATTCCTGATAAGCATGATGTATTGCCATCATTCCATCTTCTGGATTTGTTTTTAGATCATTCATTATTAAGAAGTAGTGCTCTTTTAATGCATTTGATCTTTGAAATGATACCATTGAATTGTATCCCATAGTTCTTAAAATACTGGTAATATTTTTATCATATTTCAACCATTCTGCAGTAAGTAACTCTGGGAATGTCATTGTAACGTGTTTTTGCATTCGATCTCCTTATTGTCTTCGAGGGCCTAATAAGACCATCAATAAAATTAGTATTAGACCCTCAAAAGATTGTTATTACTTATGTGGATCAAATATTGTTTTACCACCTGTTTTATTTCGTGTAAATAGTGAATAAAACTCATCACTTTGTACATCAGTATCTGTAAAATCAATAACATCACTACCACCAGCACGTACAACAACTTTGCTTGCATCTAAATTAAGTTCATTAACTAATTCATTTACATTTGTAGCTTTAGTTGTATATGGTTGATAATCGTGACTATCATTTAATAATAAGATAGTTTTTTCAGGTGCATTACTTACTGTATCCACAACTTCTGCTTCTACAGTCTCTACTGTTTGTTCATGTTCCATTTTATTTCCTTTATTTAAATGGTGATTTCAAGAAAGCTTTTAAACCATTAACTACTTTAGTCCAAAATCTGTCTTCTTTTCCCCTAAAATTATTAGGAATATTCTTTTTTCCTTTTTTAGGTTTGTAAGCGGTTCTTCTTACCATGTGTTTTCCTTTTATTTTTGCTATTTCTTCAAACATTACTGTAACCTCTGAAATAGCGACTTGTTTTATTTGTACAAGAGAATCTGCTGTTAGGTTTTAAGGAGCTCTACTCATAACGAGAAGATGGGGTGCAACTCAGGCTCTTATCTTTCGGAAGCCCGAACCTGAATCGCGGTCGTTATCTGTTTAGACAATTGTTATCTGCTGTGTGGCTTCATTCAGGAAAGGTACTACGCGCTATAGCACCTCTCCTAAGTTTGTTACATCTTTTAATGGATCGTGAGTGAAATCCAGTACAATATTCTCAATTGAATCATACATTGTTTTCATTGGGTTTACAATATCACCCTCTAATAAAGGATTTATTACTGCTGGATTAAATCCAGAAATGAGTGCTGTATGTTCACTAAGGTCTTCTGCTGGAGATCCAAAAGAAGCTCTCACGTTCCAATATACAAGTTTTGGGAAATCATACCCTGATTCTTTATAAGCATCTTTTAATCCTTCATGTAATGATTGATCTACTCCATGCTTTGCTTCATTGAACTGCATATCAGATATACATATCATCATTTTAGGCATATGTTCATTGATAACACCAAAGAATTTTGCCAGATCTAACAATAGCATAAAAGCTGCTTCAAAGTTTGTGCTCATATCCCATTCATGATTGCCATATAAATATTTCCACTTCATTTCTAAAGTTTCATGTTCATTTAAATCATGAAATTGAGGATTACCACTAAAAGTAATTACCTTTCCATTAAAATGTCCTGGTAATTGTTCAGCACAAAATAGTCCAAGAGCGCAAGATACTAACATAGGTAATCCATTCATTGAACCACTTGTATCTGCCATAATAATAGGATTTACAGAGCCTGATAGTTTAGGCAAATTATCCCACATTTTTTGTGCAAGGTCCCAATCTCCAGTATGCATAGCAGTTTTCATAATATCGTGTGGATATGTAGCAGAAACTGAAGCTTTAGATGATTTTTCAATTTTCCATTCTTCAAATCTTTCACTATCTTGCTTATTAAAAGCATTGTTATACTTTCGCATAGCAGCTCCAGGTACAGATTGATATTCAATATCTTTCCATTTCCTTGAAGACATCATCTGTTCAACAGTTGAAGAGTTTTCAGTTAGAAATTTCCTTAATTGCTTATTGGTTAATTTCATTCTATCACGTATGGCTTTAAATACTGGTCCTTTTCTAGGTGTCCATTTAGCAACCAAAGCTTGTCTAACATCTTCATCCCCAGTTAAGGCAAGAACATAATTAGACAATATTTTCCCATCAATATCGTATTTTGAATCTAAGTAAGGTATTACATCCTTAGCATATCCAGTATTTATAATGTTATTAACATTCCTAGCAATAAAGTTAGGATTAATGCATTTTTCCATAATATCATGAAAGGTTTTACGCTCACCTGCGCCTTTTCTTGCATCACGACCCCAAAATAGTATTTTAACAGCTGTTTCAGCATCTTCTTTTGCAGCTGCAATAAACATTTGTATCTTAGAAGCTATAGATACTTTACGTAAACCACCTATTTTAGAGAAAAATTCCAAACAATCACTTCTAAGGACATAAGCCTTAGCGTTATTTTCTGTTCTCGTTACTGTCACAATAAACTCCTTATTTATTATTTAATTTTAAATTCTTTCCAATCTTTATGTTTTTCATTCCATTCTTCTTCGTAATTAGCAACAGCGTTTTCTTCGTAATCTTCATAATGACTATAATCATCAACAACATTTCCTTCATCGATATAAGACAATCTTAAGCTAGTTTCTGGATCAAAACTATGAACCATTTCAATTCTATTCATTGAATCAAAATAACTTAACCAATGTGCTAAGTGACTAATATCGTTAGGATTTTGACGAGCAGCACTCATCACTTTTACATTATACCTCTTTTCTGATCGACGTTTTTTATTCTTTTTTACAACATTTACAAGTTTTTTTATTTTTTCCCGCATCTTGTCTCCTTTTGCGTAGTAGGCAGGGCCTGATTCTTCGATAATCGTTGTGGGTAACTATCTAGGATGAGCCCTGCACTACTTGAGTTTTTAATTCATCTAGTTCATTCTCACTCATCTCTTAAGTGGCTTTTTTATGATTCTGTAATCACCAACTATTCTTCTAATAAATTCTTCAAGAGATTCAAATTTCTTCATAGGGTGTTTTTTTAATTTATCTTTACTCATTTTTTAAGCTCCTTGATTTACGAGTGAAGTATTCATAAACATCTAAAGTTTTATCAAATTTACCAGGTCTATTAATATCATCAAGTTTTTTTACAACCTTATTACTTCTACTATCAAAAACGTATTTAGTACGTTTAAAAACAGCTAAGCTAATATAGCCTTGATTTGACCTTAATTCTTTAGTCAACTTTAATTCAGTACCTAGATCCATTTTCATAACAGGTTTCTGTAACATCTGTTGCCGCATCTTTGTTATTTTGGTCTTTCGAAAAGGCCTATCACAATTTTGACAGACCTTCCCAACAAACTGTTCATCATAATGATTATCACGCCAACATCCGCAAGATAAAACATATGAATCACTCATAATATAATACTTTTAGATAAACGCTTCTTCATGCTATCCAATGTTTCCTTAGGAACCCCATGTATGTTATCCGTATGATGCGCTGGACTCCATAGCTTACCCTTGACTATTATCTTAGGATCGTTATAATCAATTCCTTTTCTGTTTTCAACTATCATTGAATTGATCTTTGTATCATAATAACATTTCTCAGCTATCTCATAATAAGGTTCTAATTCCCATTCTTCAGTAAATGTATTATGCACTATTACTATATCATATTGTGCAGCATTAAGATATTTATCAACATGCTCTTGACACCATTTATGAGCTTCAGGAACACGTTCTTTTATAAATAAATACTCACCTGCTGGGTTATAAAAATAGTCATCAGCAGATACAGCAATAATAGATGGACTATATTTATCAAGAATATTAGCAATGAATGTTTTGCCAGCACCTGGAGCACCTCTTAACAATATAAGTGTTTTAGTCATCTTTTGACTCCTTTTCAGCTTCAGCTTTAGCTTTGGCTTCAGCTTCTTTCTTAAGTTTAACACGTTCAGCATCAAGTAATACATTTAAATGAGCATTCTTTTCTCTATATGTATCGCCTACTAATTCACCAAGGCGACCATCATAAGCTATTACAGCACGCTTATGCTCTTTTCTTTTTCTTTGTTTTTCTGCTTTATTTTCTTTTCTTACTTTATTTTTATTAGATTTATTCAACTTAGATTTTCTCACGTAAAGCTCCTTTTAGTGTGAAAGGGGTGGAAGGACATGCGTACAACAGGGTCATTAAGCCATTACATGTCCTTAGCAGTTAAATGGTAGCAGGGGCTGGAATCGAACCAGCGACCTTCGGGTTATGAGCCCGACGAGATACCTCTTCTCCACCCTGCAAACTATTTGGCCTCCTTATCTAATTTATTCACAAGAGGTTGCTTGCCAAGGCAACTTAGGGAAGTATTCTAGTCGCATTATCTTCATTGCGATATGTCTTGAGGACTTTCAACCTCGTAAACTATTTATGACAATATTTAAGCTTGAATTAGGACAAGCGTTTATTAGACTGGTTCTCTCCAGTTAAAAATTCCTGGGTAGGGTAATGATCCCAAATGGAGTTAAAGATCACCACCCTCCCACCTGAGTGCTTTTAAGGTAAGCACTGGACCTTGAAACTACGCTTGATATTTAAAAAACTCAAACCTACCATTATCATTGACACGATAACGTAGAGCCTTGAGCTTTTCGTAAGGAATACCCAATTTCTTGGATGCCTTACTACAAGCTGATGAAGAATTGTTAGCCTTAGTTCGACCAACTATCTCCACCTTACTATTGGTATTCATTCCTTTAACACCGTATAAAAGCGATGTACTAGGAACTTCAACCAAGATCATATACGTATGCATATGAACCTCCTGTTGTTGTAATTTCTGCGTTTAGCCAACAACAAGAGTTAGGTATAAGTTTATATAATATTTATAAGTACAAGTCATAGAATTAGACATCACACACAACACTGTACTCAAGTTTAAAAAAGGTTTGATAACTAGGTAAACCTTTGAGGATTGTAGTTGTGGGATTTACCTAGTTATCGATTAGCGGAGGGTTAAATTCGAGTTCTAGTTCTGTAATTACGACGAGTTTTCAGAATGTTGAATACTAAATTAACATGTTCTTCAGTAGTATTGATCAGCGTTGTACCGTTACTGCCACGTGAAGCAAGGTATTTAGGTCCTGATACCATTAATTTTTCCAGAACCTTATCACTAGCTTCAACCATTTTATTTGCATAAATGGTTTCATGCTGCCTGTCTTCAGCTTGTTCATTATAGAACCTACCAGTTACAGAATTGGGATCAACTCCCAGATCTTCTTCAGCTGGAGACAGACCTTTAAAGCGTGCTGCTACACTCCTGTCAATTATAGGCTCAAGATGAGCAGCAATTGCATCTAGCGCTGCAGGACTGAGTTCCACTCCTGCTTGTGGTTGTGTGTCAGACATAAATGTCCTCCTATTAGTTAACAAGACTTAAATAATATATAATATAAATCGAAATTAACGTAATTCGAATTTCGAATCCCCCCGAATAGGGGGGTACTTCATTGAAAAAGACCACGCATCAAAATGCTATAATTTTTAAAACCTTTCTTCTTTACCGTAACCAGAGTACGGTGGTTACGATACTAACTAACAGTTTTTGTTTTATCCTTGTGCTTAGCTATTATATGCAATTAACTTGCATCGGTAGCTTTAATAAAAGATCATCCAATTAGTACCCGTTGCGATACGTTCTGCTAAGTGGATCAGACGTTGGGTTTAAGATCTTTCACCATAGTAAGGTCAAGTTGTCCCCGATACTACCACAAATTGCTTAGATATAAACATTGGATATGGGAGTGAATAACTGGTCCAGGTGAGAAATTCTGAGTTAAACATCCAAAACCTTCAGGGGCTAATAGCATCCTTTTTGAATTTTCTTGCAGATAGAACATCATATTCATACCTTATATACATGAAGATATACACATTAAGCCTTATAATAGATAATGATGGAAATATTCTCCATAGTGAGACCGATGTTAAAATAATGGATAAGATGGAAGAGAATAAGGATGATGATGCGATACAGGCTACTACATTAGAAGATATGATACTCATGGAATTAAATGATGTAGAAGGTGTGGCAAGGGCTTAATTGTTAACGGATCCCTAACGGGATCCTAAATTTATGAGACATTACAAAGTAAATAAGATACAGCATACTGTATTTGACTCTCTGGATGAAATTCCAGCGGAACTTACGTATGTCCATGATTGGAGAGATGGGCAGGTAGGTGATTGGGTTGTCGCTGATGATGGGTGCGTGATACAGGTATTGAGACGAGGCAGAATGATGAAGGCTAAGGGGAAGGAAAAAATAAGAGAGTATATTGGGACTTGCGCTGGAACCTTTGTTATCGGAGAGAGCAGTAAGATGGATACTAGCAGGAGAATAAACATCTATTCTTTTGGTGGGGATCTTTTATCAGATGAGCGTTTAGAAGAGCGTGCTGAGGCGAATGCTAAGGAATTGCTATTTGTGCAATACATCACAGGTGGGCTCACAGCTCAACAAGCTTATTTAAAAGCTTTCCCCACAAATAACCCATCGTACGCTAACTCAAAGGCAATGCAACTTATCAAGACAGAAAGGATACGAACTGCAATGAAAGAAGAATTAAAGCCAGTAATGGAAGAACTTCAAATAGATGAGAAGTATGTTCTTGAAGGCATAAAATCAGAAGCAGATGGAGCTGATAAAGCTGACGTGCGTTTAAAGGCTCTATTTAAGTTGAGTGATATACTAGATATGGAAGATAAAAATCAAACCAAGGTGCAGCAGGTCACTGGTGCAGTTTTTCAAGGTTTTGATAAGAAAGCTTTACAGGATGCTGAGAGACCTAAAGAAAAAATGCTTGAGATAGGTGTGAAAAAATAATGCCCCCAAAGGAAGGATATAACGACGTATTTGATATGATGGTTGCTGCCGCTGACAAGACCGATGTCGATATAATGGCGCAAGCTGACACTGATCTTAATAAATATCCAGAATGGGTCCAGGAAGAGACTCCTGAGGATGTAGAGAACTGGAATAATTTTATAAATGCTTTAGATGTTGAGCGTGAAGGGAAAAAAGAACTTGGATTGAAGGAAGGTATGAGTATACCTCGCTTAGATCCCTTTCAAAGGCAATATTTAAAGGATCTATGGGTAGAAGGTGGTCGTCCTAAAATTCATGTTATTGATAAGGACAATACGAATCCAGTGCACGCAGATCGTAGGGCAAGCTATAGCTCTAGTCTTCGTTACATAGGAACAGGTTACGAGGATCTTGAAGGTGGTGATCATCACAGATTACCTCAGGTATGGCGAGATCAAATAGACAATCAAAGGTCTGCGATGTGGGTATATGAAGGTGATCTATTTGATGATTATATGGCTGAGATAGCTCATGCGAATAAATACGCTAGGAAACCTGGAGAGAATAGGAGACAATGGTTGGCTAGGGCCAACAAGCTACGCAATGAAGGTAAAGAAGAGAAAGAGAACTTTGGAGATAAAGCTAGATATGGCAAGTACGAATCCTTTGAGGATGCCCTACCTGGTGAAGATATAGTATCAAAATACGATGAAGCTTGGGGTGGTGGTACTCAAGTATACGATAAGATTAATGACAAAAGATATGTTAAAACATTTCCATTTATGTCTAAACAAAGATTTGAGTGGAAAAAACTTCCTGACGGAACTGAGGTTATAGTAGACAGTGAGGGGAATGTGAGAGATGACATGACAGGTCCAGCAGATGATGTGAGAAACATTACACGACATAATGATGGTAGATGGGGTTGGAGCCAGTTTGAAATGGATCACGCTGCGTATCATCCTAGCACCAGAATGGGGCTTACAAGGGAAGGTGAATGGGTAAGGCCATCAAGGGAATTTGAAGCTCATTCTATCATAGAGGATTCATTATTAGAAAGATACCATGAGCGCGAACTTTTTGATGACTATGACCCAACAAAAATTAATCCATGGTGGATAGAATAATAACTTACATTTTACACGAAAGTTTTAGTCAAAATCATACTTTATTACTTAGAATTGCTCCAATTAGGTGCAATAATTGATGAATATTAACTCTAACGACGTATCAACTGCGGAAGAACAGTTATTATTAGCAAAAAACGATCTAGTTGCGTTTGGTAAATTATTCTTACCTGATGATTTTATGCGTTCCGAGACTCCATTCTTTCATTATGAGGTCGTAGATGCATTAAATGATCTTGATAAGAGACAGCTTGCGGTTATATTGCCACGTGGACATGGGAAAACAGTGCTGACTAAATGTTCTATCCTACATGATTTTTGCTTTGCTACTGAACCATTGTTTTATGGATGGGTAGCTGCAAGTTCTAAGATATCTGTACCTAATTTAGATTATGTTAAATATCATTTAGAGTATAATGATAAAATAAAATATTACTTTGGGGACCTTAAAGGTCGAAAATGGACGGAAGACGATATAGAACTTAAGAATGGTTGTAAACTTATTTCTAAATCTAACCTTTCGGGGATACGCGGAGGGGCGAAATTACATAAAAGATATGATCTGATCATTCTTGATGATTTTGAAGACGAAAATAACACAGTAACACCTGAATCTAGAGCAAAGATATCAAATCTAGTAACTGCTGTGGTATTTCCAGCGCTAGAGCCTAAGACAGGACGGTTAAGAATTAATGGAACACCTGTGCATTATGATGCATTTATCCAGAAAATACTTGTAGGGTATGAAAAGGCTAAAAAAATGGGGGAGAGCTATTCGTGGCATGTGATCACATATAAGGCACTTCTTGAAGATGGATCTCCCCTTTGGCCTTCATGGTTTGGGCATAAAGAAATGTTACGTAAGAAAAAATTCTATGCAGATAGTGGGACTCCTCAAAAATTCTATCAAGAATATATGATGGAAGTTCAGAGCGCTGAAGATTCTATGTTTACTAGAGATCATATCAAATACTGGGATGGAACTTTTACAGTAGATGGAGATACTGGCATACCTTATATTAAAATTGAGGGGGATGACGTCAAACCTTGTAATATTTTTGTTGGCGTCGATCCTGCAACTGATTCAACACGTAGAGATAGTGATTTCTCTGTTTTAATTACTATTGCTGTTACTGCAGATAACAATATCTACGTACTGGATTATATACGGCAAAGATCTTTGCCTGTGCTTGCAATTCCTGGAACAGAACGAACTGGTATCGTTGACCATATGTTCATGATTTCTCAAACCTATAATCCAAATCTGTTCACGGTTGAGGACACTACGATGAGTAAGCCTATTTTTCAGGCAGTACAATCCGAATCTAGGAGGCGCAATGATTTTACAGTAAGGATCAAAGCTGAAAAGCCAGGTACGAGAATGAGTAAAAGAGATCGAATACAGGAAATTCTTGCTCAAAGATTTGCCATAGGTCAAATCCATATTAAAAAGACTCATTATGAGTTAGAGCGAGAAATCATTACTTTTGGTCCACGAATGGCACATGATGATACAATTGATGCATTGGCTTATGCTTGTAAATTTTCACATCCCCCACAAGGAATGAATAAAGAAAATGGTAATTGGTATAAATATAAGCCAACTGCTAAAAATTGGGTAGTAGCATGAATGATGCGTTTCAACATATGAAGAATGCAACTACTGATCTATTTGATCAATATTCAGAAAAAGTCCGAAATATGAGATCTTTTACGATGAATGAAGAGGGGAAGAATCCATCTACAGTTCGACTGAGAGCTGAAGAATTTGATGGACATTGGTTCGTATTCCCTACTATATTTCCACCCAAAGGAGAATCATCTGATCCTAATGATTGGACTAGATTTGAAGCAGATGAGCAAATAAGAGATGCATTTAGAATGTCAATTGATAGGAACGAAGTATTCCCATTTGGCAAGGACAGTCTTAGCGCTAAAGCTTTTGCAGAAGGCGCTTGGAAAATACAGGAGTAAAAATGGCTGCATTAACAGGAAAACAGATAACTAATACATATAAAGATATTTTAACAGTATTAGGCTCTACAAGCAATGAAGGACTTACAAGTAGCGCAAAACAAATTTTTGATGGTGAGGGAGTTGGTAGTGCCATGTGGGTTAGCACTAATTTACTTCAGGTTGGCTCTCCCTCATCTACAGCAAGTGTTGATGTGTATGGTGGTGTGACAGCAAGGAGTTATAAATTAAGAACTAGTGTTAGTGGAGAAGTTCATACTGTTTTTACTATAAATGAAGATGGTTCAGCAAATATGATACAGCCATTTATAACAAAATCTTCTGTAACCTTTAAATCTGATGGTGCTGATGATATAGTGATGGACGCAAGTAACAGTTCCATGAAAAGAGGGGATGGTAGTAAAGGTAATGTCAAATTAGGGTCTACAGATGTTACTCTACAAAAAGGGAGTACAGATTTGTTAACAGCAAAAGAAGATGGTACTATAAAATTTCAAAACGTAAGCTCTCTGCCGTCAAACCCCGCGGCTGGAGACATAGTAAATTACAATGGGGTAATAAACGTAGGAGTTTAATATGGCAACATGGAAAGAGTTGGTTGATATTAGTTCAGATCAAACTCTAACAAACAAAACACACACAAGCCCAGTTTTAAATACTGGAGTAAGTGGAACTGCAATTAAAGATGAAGACAACATGGCGTCTAATTCTGATACTCATCTTGCAACACAACAAAGTATTAAAGCGTATGTAGATGCACAGGTAGATACGGCAGATGCTCTTTCTGAGATGAGCGATGTAACTATTACTGGTACACCTGCTGATAATGAAGTATTAGCATATGATACTAGTACTAGTGAGTTTATTAATCAAACTGCTGCAGAAGCTGGTATTCAAAAAACTATAAGTGGAGCAGCTAGTACAGTAGTAGAGTCAGACCTTACTGCTTCAAGAGCATTAATGTCTGGTACTGGTGGTAAAATTGAAGTATCAGATGTAACTAAAACAGAATTAGGTTATCTAGATGGAGTGACATCAGCTATTCAGACTCAGTTAGATGGAAAACAAGCATCAGGTTCTTATGCAGCATTAGCTGGTAGTGAAAGTCAAAATTTCAGCACAAATGACTTAGCAGTTACTGGAAATTTAACAGTTACAGGGACAACTATAAGTGTAGCTAATGAAAATATAAAATTAGAAGACTCTATTATGACATTAAACTCTGGAGCTAATAGCACAAGCGCATCTTTAGATGGAGGATTTATTGTAGAAAGAGGAACTGATGGTGATACTGCAGGATTGGTAAGGGTAGATGGTAATAATGTAGGAATAGGATGGGATGAATCTGAAGGATATTTCAGATTTAGTACATCTGATTCTACAACTGAATTTACATTCGTTGCAGATGTCGGATGTGCAACAAATAGTACTGCTGATGCTCCTACGAATGATGATGTAGGTCCAATAGGCTCGGTTCATGTAAACACAGATAGTGACCAAGTATTTATTAGAGTAGACTAGTGTCTAGGATAGCTAAGGATACTTCTTTGGTAAAGATACCTGAGGTTAAATTTGGAATAAAAGACACAGACTTCTTACTAAAGTTAATAATGAGGTCTACATTTGATGGGACTGAGATAGAGATTGCTAATTCAGTAATCAAAAAATTAACAGAAATACATAGGGTTAATCTTGAAGCTTGAACTTTCATCTGACGAATTATATCTATTAAAAGCTTCTATTGAGAACATTCCAATAAAAGGTGTTGATGCTCCTCGTGTTGCCAAACTCCTACAGAGACTAATCAATGCCTTTGAGAAACAAGTAGCAAAAGATAACGAGGTTAAATAATGCCTACTTGGAAAAAACTCGCACTTGTTGGTTCATCTCAAACCTTTTCAGGTACTCAAACCATTGATGAAACTACAAATCATGGCCTGGTTATATCTTCTCTTGCTAACTATAAAGGTATAGAGTTAAATGCGGTAGGTTCAAGTAGACCTGCAATTTATTTTAAAAATGCAAATCAAAGTACTCTAGGTTCAATATACGGAACAGAGGGTAATGAAATGGAGATTTACTCAACTGGCGGTGTAAATGTTAATTCCCCTAGTTTGGATGTAGGAACTTCCTCTATTGCAGATACTACTATAAACATTGAATCAAGTTCAAGTGGAGACCCTAAACTCAATTTTAAATCCACATCTAATCGAAGTGCTAATATTGATTTTACTGAAGGTGGAACGCTACAAGGTTCTATATACTACAAACATAATGGAGATACTATTGGTATTTCTACTGGTAGCACAAATAGAACTGCAAGGTTAAGTATTAATGAAACAACTAGCACACTTACTAGCAATCTTTCATTAGAAGGAAGCCTAATAGGAGATTCTACAAACTTTGACATATACCAAACATCAGATGATGCTTCTGACAATAGAAGAACAAGAATTGGTGGTGGAGGAGATGTTATTACGTCAAGAGGTGCTTATATTGAACTAGCAGGTAATGAGCATAGTAATACTGGTCAGCTTATATTAAATGCAGGTGATGTTAGTGGTGGAGATATAATATTCAAAACAGATAATACTACCAGATTGACGATTGATGATACAACTGGTAATGCCACATTCGCAGGTTATATATATACAAATGTTATATTTGCAAATGGTTCTAGTGCTTTACAACTCAGGTCTGAAAATAGTAAAGGTATAGAGTATCTCTCTGATGCTGATGGTCATATCTTTAAAACCTATGATGGTAGTTGGAAAACAAGGATGACCATTGCAGATGGTGGAGATACAACATTTGCTGGGGATGTAACTGTTGAGAGAGATTCCGCAGATACAACTTTTAAAGTCAGCAGGAGTGACCAAACAAA